GTGACAGATGCCGTTTTGGGGGCCGGGGTCGCCATGTTGACCGACGCCTGAACGCCGCTGACCGAGTTGTAGGTGTCGAGCCGAAACGGGGTGTTCGGGTACTCGGTGTCCCCGGTAGGGATCAGCCGAGTCACGTAGTCTCCGGCGATGTCCGCTACAACGAACCCGTCCGTCTCCCCTAGAACCACGGTGGTCGAGCCTTTCACCCACGACGAGATCCCGTCAATGTCGAGATACGGTCGAGTTGTGAGCTGCCCATCGTGGCGTAGGTCGAAGTCCCACCGCCGCGTCCCCAGAATGTCCTCGATCGCCATGTTCAGGGCGTTGAGCGTGGCGGCGCTTTCGTCCGTCGTAAAGGCGGAAACCGTGGGCTCACGCCGAAACAGGTTTACTCGATTGACAAGCTGGAGAGCGGTGATGGATGCCAACTAGTTTTCCTTCTTGGGGCGACCCGGGCCTCGCTTTTCCATAAGCCCCTTCAACCCCTCGAGCGCGGCCACGAGAGCCTCGCTCTGCTGCTCCTGATTAGAAGCAATCCGCTCGATCATCTCGTCGGTCTGGGGGTTGTACATGTGAGTCGCTTCCTGCTCGGCGGGCTTGCGGGCGTCAAACCCCACCTCGACCGGGCCAGGAGACTCGCTAAAAGGGTCGCGGATTTTGAGAACCCACTGTGCCGGGTCCGGGATCGCCTCGTTACGGGGATCGCAGAAGTCGGGCAACGTCACCTCGAGCCACGCAAGATACCTGTCCTCGAACGTGGACTGATCGACAACGCAACCGTTCTCGTCAAGGCACAAGTCGGCTCGCTCGGGGTACACGTCACCAACCGTGACGGTCTGCCCCCAGGAATTGAGCAACGGAACCGAAACACCGCTCTCGTCCCGAACCTTGATGATCGTCTCGGGGTGAAAGTCGTGCTTAAAGGCCCGGTGCCTGAAAGTGTATCGGTCGTGAATGACCGTGTGCCCCGCCGCCTGGAGACGAAGAGACTGCTCCGCGAACTCTTCTCGCGGCGTCTGTTCCATTCTGTCAGCCAAAATGAACTCCTAGAAAATGTGGGGGCTAGAAAGGGGGGAGGACGAGCCTCCCCCCAATCTGGATTGTGAGCTTACGGAGCGATCGTGAGGAACTTGGGGTAGTACTCGCCATCAACACCAGTGTACAGCTGAACACCAACAGGCTGAGCAGCACCGTCGCCAACCTCGACCTGACCCGCAGTCGTACCCGACTGAAGAACCGCGCCGATGGCCGTGGCGGCGTCATCCCAAACACCGCACACGCCCCAGGTCTGAGCCCAGAAGAACTGCGGCACCGAGGCTGCGCTTCCGACCGTGACCAGCGGGACGCCCGCCGCGAAGTGAACGTGACCGGCCGCGGCAATCACCACGTCCGCCCAGGGGTTCTTGACCAGCGTGACTTCCGAACTCGTCGTAAGCGCCGTCTCGATCGCATCGTCAAGGTACACCGTAAGAGCAGTACCCGCCGAAACAGTCGAGTTGTAGTTGATCGAGTAGACTCGACCTTCACCAGTGGCATCGTTGACGACGAGATACCCGCCCTCGAAATCCGACGTTTCGTCGTAAGTCGAAGATCCGCCCAGGGTAAGCGCAACCGACGTAGCCCCAACGGCTGCCGCAGCCGAAGGGTTGATGTTTGCGTTATTCGCAACCACCACCTCCGACATGATGAGCTTACCGGGAGCAAGAGCCGCCGCATCCTGAGTACGGGCGTAATAGAACGTCCGACCATCAGAAGTCTGAGCGCGCGTACCAACTCGATGTCGGGGCGAAGCCGTAACCTCGTAAACGGACTGGTTAGACGCCACACCGGCAGTAAGAATCGGGTGAGAATTACTCATGGTTTTTTTCCTTCCCTTCCTTACGCCGACTGCCCGGTAACCTTGTTCTGGAACTTACGTCCCGAGCAAACAAGGTTAGCCTGGAGAACGATCTTCACCGAGAACGCATCCTGAAACGCCTGATCGCTGATGGGGCTCATGTCGAACAGAGCGCCTTCCGCGTAAGCGAGATAGAGATGGTCCGTGTTGATGAAGTACGTGTACCCCGAAGAGCAGTACGGATCGTGGAACAGTTTCGCGTTTCGGAACATGAGCGTCTCGAAACCAAGCTCACCCACCGCGTCCGAAGACGAGAACCGCACCTGAGGAGTCAGAGTCCCCTCATACCAGCGGAACACGTCATCGTTCGTGAGAGCCACATTCGGGCGGATCGAACCTTCCGAAGCGTTCATGTGAGCGATGCGCCAGTTGGAGAGCCCGGTCGTAGCGAACGAGCCACCCGCAAAGGTGATCGAGCCCGGAGCCGTCCCCTTGGCCTGAAGACCTCGGGAGTTCCAATGCGTGTAAGTTCCACCGCTCGCGCCCTGGATCGAGTCGTTCGTGCTGATGATGTCATCGAGCGACGTGACTGCATTCGCGGGGCTCGACGTGCTGAAGATGTCCTCTGCAAAGAGGTCAACCAGAGCAGTCGTCGAGTCCGTCTGCTTGTGCATCCAGAGATCCGCGATCTGAGCAGCGCCCCGGTTGTTACGCCGGTCGAAGTTGCTCATCACCGCGGTCGAGCCATAGAGCTTCCAGTTAGCCCGAAGACCACGAACCGTGTCCGAGGTATCCGAGCTAAACTCACTGAAGCCACTGGCAAGACGCCGAGCCGAACCGTTCGTGCCCAGCTTGGCCCGGACGTAAATAGACTCGCCCGAGACTGCCTTCGCGCCCGTACCTGAAGGAGATCCATCCGCGCCGATCTCGCCGTTGAGAACGGCACCGATCTTACCCGCCATGATCGAAGCGCCGGGGTGTGCGTTAAGACTGTTCTCAACGATACCCGGGTGCATGGCCTGTGCGGTAGTCGCAAGGATCTCGTTCTGGGCTCGGGTTTCGTTAAGCGTGGCCGGATTAGCCATAGCTTATTTCCCTTCCAAAACTGTGCTGGTTAGTGATTCCAGATCGACGGGTCTTTCCCGGCAGCCTGAGTCGCCTTCTCCAGCATCTCTTTAAACAACTGTCCGTTGACCTTGCGCCCGGGGCTTACTGTCAGCTCTTGCTGCGGGGGTGCCGAACGAGTATTGCTCGGCGTGTCCGTTGCATGTGACTTGGTAGGCTTACCATCGGCGTCCGTCACGTTGCGGTTCCTAAGCGACTCAAATACCTTGTCGTAAACGGGCTGGACCATCATACGGAGGGTCTGAACACCTTGCGGTCCAGCAAGGGCGTCCAAATTCCGCTGAGCCTGTTCGTTTCCGGCTTGAGCCTGCTTCTCTGAAACTTCAACGGCGCTCATAATCATTCCCTTGGCCTCTTCAAGATGCTCCGGGAAATCGGACAACACACCGAGCGCGCTGGTGATGTTCTCCTCTAGCGTCCCCCGCACAGCTCGAGTCTCGGTTACGTTCAACCGTTCCTGGAGCCGCTTGATCGTGCTGGCCTGATCCTCAAGCTGACGCTTGAACCGATCAGATACCGCTTTGATCTCGGGGTCGTAGATTTCTTCTTCCTCAGGCTCGGGGGTCGGGGTTACCGGTGCCACCTTCGCCTGATTCCTGTACGTGTAGCCCTCGTTCGCGAGCTCGACGATCTGTTCCGCCGGAACGCCCGCTTCCACTAGAGGCTTGAATGCCTCGTACCGCTTGAGTTCTTCGTGCAGCTTCCCGATGTGGCTGTCCTTCTTACGGACCTCATCGACTGCAAACTCAGGCTCGGCCTTGATTCGACCGTGGTAATCGTTGTGGGGCGTTTCTTCGGGGTTCTGAGTCTCCTCAGGCTCCGCTGCCGGAATCCCTGCTTCTTCACTCACGATCGCTGTACACCTTCCGAGTAGAGGCTATTCTGCTTCTTACTCATTCCCTTACCCGAAAAGATTTTGCCGACGTTGTCGTACATGTCGTTTCGGGAGCCACGAACCTTGTCTGCGGACGGGGCGAGCTTCATGTTGTTTGCTTTCGCATACGAATCAAGCTCGGCCCTATCCGCGAACGGCTCGTCGCGTAGATGGATGTAGGTCCGAGGCCCGCCCCACTCGAAATGATTCACTTTCGAGATCAGGTTACGAGTCTCTTTCCCACAGCATGTGGGGGCGTCATCCGACCATCGGTCGTAGAATTCCTTGTCACAGGCGGGACAATATCGGTCCTGTAGTACAGCCATTAGCTTCCAGCTCCCGGGATGTTGGGGGCGTTCGGTACACCTTCGACCGGGCTGGGCTGAGAGTTGGCGTTCGGTGCAGCCGCCTCGGGGTTGTTCTGTCCCATCTGCTGGGCCACGTCCTCGCCCACCACCATCTGCTCTGCGTCCTGTCCGGCAAGCGTGAAGAGACGCTTTCGGATCGGAACGGGCCGAATGAGCGGGTCGGTCGCCGATGCCGATGCCTGGACTGCGAGGTGTAGGGCGTTGAACTCGGCGGCGGGGTCGTGTGGGAGCGTGCTGTTCATCTTCACGCCGTAGTCGAACTCGCCCTGGAGATCACCCAACCCAGCCTCGACAAAACCAGCCGCCACATCTCCTTGCGTCAGGAATGTCGAGTTCTCCTCGCCGATGATCGGGATGATGAACCGGCGCGGATCTTCGGTCTGGAGCATCGCCCGGTGGGTGTATCGGATCTCGTCCACAAGGAACGCCTCGAACCGGGACTGGACCCTAGCCCGGTTCGCGGCAGAACCCGCGCCGATCTGGTTTGCCTCAGCCGCAGTCTCTACGTTCGCTCGCTGCCCGCGATCGAAGCTCGAGACGCCCAACACCTCTCGGATCTGCTCCTTGAGCTGAAACAAGAGCCCGATCAACTGCCCGTCGATCTGGCCCATGTTGAACGCGCCCATCACCTCGCGGGGGTCGCCGCTCGAGACGATGAACTCGACCAGGGACTCACCGTTCAACAGGTTGTCTAGCTGCTCGGGGTGCTGATCGAACGCAGCGCCGTTCACGCCGAGGATCGTCCGGGTTCGCTCGACCAGCGCGTTCAAGATCGTCCAAATCTTGTTGTACATCTGCTGCTCGGACCAGATCATCCGAGGGAACGGAATGCCGAATGGAGAGTCGAGCTGCTCGTTCATCGTCAAGATCGAGTACGGAAGCTGGCCCGTGTCGATCGGCCACTCCTGCGCCGGTCGGACTAGCTTGTCTGATCCGGGGGACACGCCGAAGAACATCCGGGTGTCCGCGTCGTACACCACCCACTCCTCGTAAAGAGCGAGCCCGGTATCTGCGGTCTTGGACGCCCCGGCTACCAGATTCCCCGCGTGCGAGATCTTGGGCTTCTTCCGCTCGTGCATCGGGCGCAGGTCTTCCCACTGAGTGGGCTCCCAGTCGTCCCGCATGATGAGCGCCGGGTTGTTGCGGATCTGCGATCGGGTGTACAGGTTATGGAACGCGCACCACCGAACCTCGCCGTCCGGGTCGAAGTTGTCTACGAGCGGGTCGATCCGAACCTGCCACGGTCGCATGAACCGCACCCACGGAACCGTGGGCGTCTCGTTCTTGAACCGGGCGTGAATCACGCCGTCCTGCTCATACTCATCCACGTCCGGGGTGTACCCGTGACGAACGACACCGAACGGGAGCAGAAGGGCAGACAACAGCGCCCGATCGTTCTGGCGCTTGTACTTACCCTCCCGGAGCATGGCCTGCGTCACCTTCTGGTTGAGCCACGCCCTACGCCACGCATCCTCCTTCGCGGCAGTCCCCCCGCTCGGGCGCAGAACAGGCTCAGGGTCACGGGCGCTGATCTGCGACTGCTGGGTATTGACCAGGGAGAAGATCAAATTCCCCACCATCTGGTCTACTGTCTCGACCGCGCGATCCAGAACCGGGGGATGCTCTCCGCGGTAGGCGTCGAGGTACATCAGGGCCTCGAGCGTGCCCCCGTCCTGGGAGCCCTTGTCGGTCCCGAGGAGCCCGTTGTTGGCCCACTCGCGATCGGCCATCCGAAGCGCGGCTTTTACTTCCTGTACGTCGGGGTCGGCCAACTAGGCTCCAATCCAGGCTCGAGCGCGCGGCTTCGGAACCGTTCGCACCCGCTTCGGGCGTTGCATCTCGATGATCTGCTTCCGAACGCGCGCAAAGTCGGAGTCCTCGAGGCTCGTTCTCTGCTTACGTGTCTCGACGGGGGGTCGCGCCATCACGAAATAACGGGCCGCATCATACGCATGATCGTCCCCGATCATCGAGTTGTGCGTGCCTTCGTCCTTGTTCTTCACCCGGTCGTTGTACCGGAGCGTCTTCCACTCGTCGATAATCGAAGGGTTGTCGCTGTGGATGAGAAGCGTCGGCTCCCCGGTCGCGGGGTTGTCCGCGAGGTAGTTCATCAGCTCGAGGTGGCCCGCCTTACGATCGACCTGAGCCTTCTTGTCCACATCCCAGATCGGCAGTCCCCGCCGTCGAAAGAGTTCCACGACTTCGGGCTTCTTGGGGTCGCCCACCATCCGGGTTACGCGGCCCTCCCACCCCATCTCCTTGATGACGAACTTCGTCTTTTCGACCAGATCGTCCGGGATGATCCCCTTCTCGTAGATCGAGCGGCGTAGTACGACCTGATGGGGCCCCACGAGCCAAAATAGAACACAAGCGCCGTCCGTGTACCCGTAGTCAAATGAGACATGCACGTCCGCGTGCTTGAACCAGGGCTTCTCGTAATCAATGACGTGGGGGTGCTCGCCCTTCCGGCTCTCCTCGGCCCGAATCGGCATCACCCGCCCACGATGGAACGTCCAGAGTCCGCCAAACTGCTCTGCAAAGCCCGCGTCCTTCATGGCGCGGCATTGCGTTAGCTCATCGAAGCAGTCGTGTCCGTTGTCCTTGCTCGGGGCCTCTCGGTCGGTCTTCGGCACCGTAGGCGGCGCAGCCGCGTCTACTCGGTTTTCAGCCTTCGCGTGTTCGATCCAATACCGATCGTACTTGTAGTCGGGGTTCGCTCGGGGGGTGAACTGGAAATGCTCGAGCCGAAGTCGGGGGTCGTCCGCCGAGTCCTCGATGAGCTTGTGAATCCAGGCAGCCTCGATGTCCGGCGTCGTGGGCCAGATACTCCGACCGACGCGGGTCGAGAGGTACTTGCTCCAAACGATCTCCGGGAGACGCGCCGCCTCCGACAAGATCGCGATATCGACCTCCTCGGACTGAAGCTGCTTCTCGTTCGCAGCGGACTTGACCACCACGAACGTGTCTACGTCCCGACCGGCCGCGTTCTTCCCCCACCGAATGCGAACCCTCATGTCGCCCTGGCTGGGGTTCTTGCGGGCCTCCACCACGTTGTAGTCGAACCCTAGAACCTCCCGCCGCTCGACGAGATCCTGGTAGGCGTAATCAAACTCCTTCGCCAACTCGTAGTTCGGCACCACGATCCAGATGATCTGAGTCTCAAGCTCGGGGTCCACATCGACCAGCGATCCGTGGAGGAAGATGTCCGGGAGAACATCCTTCCAGCCCGCGTAGGACTTACTCGTCCGGGCAGGGCAGGAGATGATCTTCGTCTTCGCGTTCGACATGTGGAATCGTCGAACTGCGTCCTCGTGGATCTCGTAGCCGTACCGTGCGTGGATGACCTCCACGAACTGCTCTCGGAGTACGGCGTACTGTTCCGGGCTCAGCGCCACCCGCTAACCGGAGATCCAGACGTGCAGATATCCGGTCGCGTTGGAAGCTGACGTAAGAAACGTCACGGTTCCGCTCGACTCAGAAAGAGCGACCTGGGTGGCGCTCGTGGGTTCCCACGCCAGGCGGTGAACAACCTGATCGCCAGAAAGGCCGAGATCAAAGGTGTCGCCGGAGTCGATGTTGTTCGCGTTCAAAGACGAGTCGTAGCCCACGAACGGGTAGGTGACATGCTCGAACGAATCGAGCGACACCAGATCGGCAGCACGCCGCCCGGATCGAAGGTTTTCGACCGTGGTTGCGCGCGCGCCCGCAGAGTCGCTAAAGGCGTCGTAGGTCTTAGCAGCCAAATGAAGCTCCTAGCTAGAAGGAAAAGGTATACCTACAGTAGAGTATGCCACATTTGTTTGCAGCGTCAATAGGTGGCGCAAACTTTTGTTGCACATAGTGTCTTTTGCCACTAGTCCCCGGGGGGCTTTATTTGGCGAAATCTCATATAC